AGTTATGAACCGCGCAAGGTCACGGCGCGCAGTAAAAAAGGCCGCATCAAACGTCAGATGTTTGCAAAGCTGCGCACCACCAAATACCTGAAAACCGCCGCCAGCGCCGACTCTGCCAGCGTACAGTTTGAAAGTAAGGTGCAGCGCATTGCCCGCGTTCACCATTATGGCCTGCGCGATCGCGTCAGCCGCAAAGGACCGGAAGTGCGTTACGCAGAGCGTCGTTTGTTGGGTCTTAATGGTAAGTCTTAGGTTCTAACTCGTGATATATTGAATAGATTCCTTCTGTCTTGAATTCACCATATGCCCAATGAATTGCATTTTTTTGTTCAGTCAGAATATATTTCCTAACTTTTTTAGAATAGTGAATGGTCAGTATAAAACCCAAAGAAATCCATAATAGAATAAATATGGTTGTTGGGGCAAAGGAATAGATAAAGAATTTGTCTTTAACGAAATTCTTGACTTCTTCATCAATGTAAGTATTCCCTTCATCAGTGGTTAGTGGTTTACAAAGAATTTCTTTATGTTCGATAGTTAATGATTTGTACTTCTCTGTACTGGCAGAGGATGACTCTTCGCAATCATCTTTTGATATTTCCCAATCAGGAGTGGTTAATATTGTAGCTGCAGTCGCCAGTTTTTTTGACATATAAAATGATTCACCGGACTTTATCCAATAAAGCAATGTGCTATTTGGTGGGGTTCTAATGGCTTGGATGAAAACTGGACCAAAAATATAAATTGCACACAAAAAAAGAAGTGAAAAGAGAACCGTGATTGATTTTTCAGCCCATGTGATAGTAGGCAGCCTTTTTAATGATATTCGTATAAGAAAAAAATTTAATATAAACGCAGGTATTCCTGATTTTTTCAAAATTACATCATGAGATTTTCTATATTTGAATAGTGCTCTTATAACTATCGTCACCAAAGTTATAACAGCTCCAATAATGGGAATCCATGCGGCAAGTGCCGCTGCCGGGGTGTTTAAAAATTCAGCATTAAATATATTAGAACTTATTGGATTCATAACACTCATTTATCCACCTATTGGTTGTTTTTTATCCTTTTATCAATTTGTACCATCGATACCACAATTTGCAAGAAGTTATAAACAAGTTTTCAGCTGTCATCATATATCTATGAACGCACAACTAACCGAAATCATGCGCCTTATCACCAATCTGATCCGCATAGGTGTAGTCACCGAAGTGGACCGGGAAAACTGGCTTTGTCGGGTGAAAACGGGCGACCTTGAAACCAACTGGATCAGCTGGCTGACGCTGCGCGCGGGTAATGCCCGCACATGGTGGCGACCATCGGAAGGTGAGCAGGTGGTGCTGCTGAGTCTGGGCGGCAATCTGGAGACTGCCTTTGCGCTGCCCGCTGTCTATTCGAATCAGTTCGCACCACCGTCGACGTCGGCGGACGCCTGCGTGACAGAACATCCTGACGGTGGCTGGTTTGAATACGAACCCGCCACCGGGCGCTGGTATGTCAGGGGCATCAAATCAATGGTCATTGAGGCCGCTGATAACATCACCATGAAAACCAGTGAGTTTGTACTGGAGGCTGACCGCACGCGCATTAACAGCGAAGTGGTGATCAATGGTGGCGTTACCCAGGGCGGCGGAGCGATGAGTTCTAACGGGATCGTGGTTGATGCGCATCAGCATACTGGCGTCCTGAAAGGCGGCGATACAACCGGAGGCCCGGTATGACGCTTTATAGCGGGATGAACAATACCAGCGGCAAAGTCATTACTGATATTGACCATCTGCGCCAGTCGGTGCGGGACATTCTGCTGACGCCGCAGGGTAGCCGCATTGCTCGCCGTGAATATGGTTCCCTGCTGTCGGCACTGATAGACCAGCCACAAAATCCGGCGTTACGCCTGCAGGTCATGTCGGCAGTGTATGTGGCGCTGAGTCGCTGGGAGCCACGGCTGACGCTGGATTCCATCACCATTAACAGCAATTTTGACGGTTCAATGGTGGTGGGACTGACCGGGCGGCGTAATAACGGTGTGCCTGTTTCCCTTTCCGTATCAACAGGAGCAGAGAATGGCAGTGATTGACCTTTCGCAGTTGCCTGCGCCGCAGATTGTCGATGTGCCGGACTTTGAGACGTTGCTTGCCGAACGCAAGGCCGAATTTGTTGCGCTTCATCCGAAAGATGAGCAGGAAGCCGTGATCCGCACGCTGGAACTGGAATCTGAACCCGTCACCAAATTGCTGCAGGAGAATGCTTACCGTGAGTTGCTTCTGCGCCAGCGCATTAACGAAGCCGCGCAGGCGGTGATGGTGGCTTACGCGATGGGCGGCGATCTTGACCAGCTCGCTGCCAACTACAACGTGAAACGCCTGACGGTGACGCCTGCTGATAATGACGCTGTGCCGCCCGTTGCGGCTGTGATGGAAAGCGATGAAGCGTTACGCCTGCGTGTGCCTGCAGCCTTTGAAGGGCTTTCAGTTGCGGGGCCAACTGCAGCCTATGAATTTCATGCCCGAAGCGCCGACGGTCGGGTGGCGGATGCCAGTGCAACCAGTCCGGCACCTGCAGAGGTGGTACTGACTGTCCTTAGCCGTGAAGGCGACGGAACAGCAGAAAAAGACCTGCTGGATGTGGTGGAAAAAGCCCTGAACAGTGAGAACGTCCGCCCGGTGGCTGACCGTCTGACGGTTCGCAGCGCAGAAATCATCCCGTATCGCGTGGAAGCCACCATTTTTCTCTATCCGGGACCGGAAGCAGAGCCGGTAATGGCAGCGGCAAAAGCCAGCCTGCAGAAGTACATCGCCAGTCAGACGCGTCTTGGTCGGGATATTCGCCGTAGCGCCATCTTTGCCGCCTTGCATGTTGAGGGTGTGCAGCGTGTGGAGCTGGCTTCTCCTCTGGCGGATGTGGTCCTGAACAAAACACAGGCGGCATCATGTACGCAGTGGAGCGTAACCAACGGAGGAACGGATGAATAGTCTGCTGCCACCGGGTTCAACACCACTGGAGCGCCGACTGGCGCAAACCTGCAGCGGGATTTCTGATCTGCAGGTGCCGCTTCGTGACTTGTGGAATCCGGCAACCTGTCCGGTCAGTTTCCTGCCTTATCTCGCCTGGGCGTTCTCTGTGGATCGCTGGGACGAGGACTGGACAGAAAGTGTCAAGCGCCAGGTGGTGAAGGATGCTTTTTATATTCATCAGCATAAAGGGACCACCAGTGCCGTGCGGCGGGTGGTGGAGCCGTTCGGCTTTCTGATCCGCATTATTGAGTGGTGGCAGACCGGAGAGACACCGGGCACGTTTCGTCTGGATATCGGCGTGCAGGACCAGGGCATCACTGAAGATACCTATCTGGAACTTGAGCGACTGATAAGCGATGCCAAACCATGCAGCCGTCACATGATCGGCATGTCCATCAACCTGCAGACCAGCGGCCCGCATTGGGTGGGAGCCGCCAGCTATTTTGGCGAAGAAATCACGATCTATCCGTATATCAACGAAACAATTATTTCCGGTGGCACCGCGCATGAAGGCGGGGCGGTCCATGTTATTGACACAATGAGAGTGAATCCATGAGCACAAAATTTTATACCCTGCTGACGGATATTGGCGCGGCGAAACTTGCCAGCGCCGCCGCGCTCGGTGTGCCTTTAAAAATTACCCATATGGCGGTCGGCGATGGCGGCGGAGTATTGCCAACGCCGGATGCAAAGCAGACTGCACTGGTGAATGAGAAACGCCGGGCTGCGCTGAATATGCTCTATATCGACCCGCAGAACAGTAGCCAGATTATTGCTGAACAGGTAATCCCTGAAAATGAGGGCGGTTGGTGGATACGTGAAGTGGGCCTGTTTGATGAGTCCGGGGCATTGATTGCCGTGGGAAACTGCCCGGAAAGCTATAAGCCGCAACTGGCTGAAGGCAGTGGGCGTACCCAGACCGTGCGCATGGTGCTGATTACCAGCAGCACGGACAATATCACCCTGAAAATCGACCCTGCCGTCGTGCTGGCAACCCGCAAGTATGTGGATGACAAGGTACTGGAGCTGAAGGTGTTCGTGGATGATAAGATGGCAAAACATCTTGCCGCACCGGACCCGCATTCACAGTATGCACCCAAAGAAAGCCCGACATTGACCGGAACACCCAAAGCGCCAACGCCAGCGGAGGGGAATAACACCACGCAGATTGCGACCACCGCGTTTGTTCAGGCGGCACTGATGGCCCTTATTAATGGTGCGCCAGCCACACTGGATACGATGAAAGAAATTGCCGCTGCCATTAATAATGACCCGAAATTCAGTACCACCATTAACAATGCGCTGGCACTGAAAGCGCCGCTGTTAAGTCCGGCATTCACCGGAACGCCAACAGCCCCCACTGCCGCACAGTCGGTTAACAATACACAGATTGCCACCACGGCTTTTGTGAAATCGGCAATTGCGGCAATGGTGGGGTCTGCACCTGCTGCACTGGATACACTGAACGAACTGGCTGCGGCGCTGGGGAATGACCCGAACTTTGCCACGACAATGCTTAATGCGCTGGCAGGTAAACAACCGTTGGACAATACGCTGACTAATTTGAGTGGAAAGGATGTAGCTGGTCTTCTCGCATACCTTGGTTTGGGAGATGCATTAATTGGTGATGAATGTAAAATTGCAGGGTTTGACAGTAGTAACGTCAATGCCCCGTATATGCGATTCGCCAGAACAAATACAGTAGTTCGTCTGGCAACAAAAGACTATGCGCAACCAAAAGACCAGACACTGACAGATTTAAGCGGTAAGGATAAGGCTGAACTAAGAACTTATCTTGATCTGAAAAGTGCGGCTCAAAGGGATGTTGGCTCAGGGGCAAATCAGATTCCGGATATGAATGACTTCACATCCAGCCTGACCAGCCCTGGCTGGCAAAAATTACCGTCAGGTCTGATTATTCAGTGGGGGGCAGCCAATCCATCATCAACTGGAGAGATCTTTATTACGTTTCCTGTCGCGTTCTCTGCATACCCGATGTATGTGGGATTTGGTCCTCAGCAGGCATCGCTTCCTAACGTAGTTCAGTCGCCAGTAATTTCAGCGCCAACGATAACTAATTTAGAATGCGGCGTCCGAAATCTGATGATTCCAACAGCGGGCGGAGCACCAGTAGCCAGCATGAGTTCATTTTTCTGGATTGCGGTAGGGAAATAATATGTACAAATACAGTGCTAAAAAAAATGCGTTTTATCTGGCTGGTAATGAGGCCGTATACCGCGATTCCGGCACATGGCCTGATGATGCAAAAGATATTGAAACCCGACGTGCCGAGTCGTTTATGGCGACACCTCCGCAGGGTAAGCGACGTATTGCAGGTGCAGACGGAATGCCTGCGTGGGCAGATATTCCTTCACCCACGCATGAAGAACTTATTGAAATTTCTGAGTCAAAAAGACAGCTATTAATTAATCAGGCCAACGAATACATGAACAGTAAACAAAGGCCCGGTAAAGCCGCTATTGGTCGTCTGAAAGGCGAGGAACTGGCGCAATATAATTCGTGGCTGGATTATCTGGACGCACTGGAGCTGGTTGATACCTCCAGTGTGCCAGATATTGAATGGCCTACGCCTCCGGCAGTTCAGGCCAGATGACATCCGGCGCGGTGCTGGTATCTGTTGCCGTCACCGCGTCAATGTAATCCAGCACAATGTTAAGTCGGGTGGTTTCTGCCTGCATCAGCTTCCGCCCGGCCTGCAATTTCAGCTGAATCAGACTAATGGAAGCCATTGCTGCATCAATCAGTGACTGGCGTTGTGCTTCTGCCACTTCTACTGCGGCACCGTGTTGTGCCTCAGTATCTGTCACCCATTTCTCACCATCCCATTTATCGTATGGCGTTAACGGTGCGATAGTGGTTGTATTTTCAGGGTAATCACCCGGAGCTGTGATTTCTTTGGCATCTCCCGTTTCGGTGTTATAGACGATTTCACCGCGATGATCTTGCACATATTCCCATGAGTTAAAATCTGTAGAACGGCAGATTGCATAATCAGCCTTATGTGTGCCAGGGGCATCTAAACAGGAACATGCCGGAATGCCGACACCAACGGAAAGATATTCATTTGAAGTGGAAATATATTCCCGTGTTTCACCATCATAGTTATAGACAGGAATATTTCCCGCCTTCGTGGCAATAAGCTCGCTATTTAATACAGCGTTATCCATTATGCAGCCCTCACGATATAGTTAAATGCAATATTCCGTGGGCGGGTTTCATTTACCCCATATGCTGTTGTTCTCTGATTCCCGACAAAATATCCATTTGGATTAGAGGATACAGAATAATCATCAAAATCAAGTGGGCTATCAGAACCCGGCGTCAGGCTTGCAATATATCCTCTTCCCATAACTTCTGATGCTGGTATTTCTTTTGTACGATAATCACTGACTCTGAAGAGCTGTCCCTGGTGGGTGTGTGATTCCACTCCTCCATTCTGAAGACTTAGCAAGGCACGTCCAGCATCAATACCACGCCCATCATCCCAGCCACGAATAAACTCACCACGTAAATCAGGCAATTTATTTGTCGGATAAGCCTTTGCCAGTTCCGGGTATTCTTCCGCAGAAAAAGCTGCACCATTGCATTTCAGCCAGCCTGTAGGCGGAGTGGCTGAAGGCCACGGAACAGGCACCCCAACAGGTAATGCAGAGTCTTCTCCCAAACCAACGTTTAAGAAAATGCAGCGATTACGACTAACTGGCATCATCCCCGATTTTTATTCAAGGAGATGATCATGCTTATTGGCTATGTACGCGTGTCAACAAATGACCAGAACACCGATTTGCAACGTAGTGCGCTGAACTGCGCGGGATGTGAGCGGATTTTTGAGGATAAAATCAGCGGCACTAAGTCCGACAGACCGGGGCTGAAAAAACTGCTCAGGACACTATCGGCAGGAGACACGCTGGTTGTCTGGAAGCTGGACAGGTTGGGGCGCAGTATGCGGCATCTTGTTACGCTGATAGAAGAGTTACCCGCGAACCTGCGAAGAAAGAAAGCACCACGGTGAAGCGTAAGCGCAGAACTAAGAAGCAGAAGAAAGAGCCGGAAGCGAAGCAGGGCGATTACCTGGTGGGTACGGATGAAAACGTGCTGGTACTTAATCGCACTTATGCCAACCGGAGCAACGCCGAACGAGCGGCGAAAATGCAGTGGGAACGCCTGCAACGCGGCGTTGCGTCATTCTCGCTACAACTGGCGGAAGGGCGGGCAGATCTCTACACGGAAATGCCAGTGAAAGTCAGTGGCTTTAAACAGCCGATAGATGATGCGGAATGGACTATTACCACCCTGACGCATACTGTCAGCCCGGATAACGGTTTTACGACCAGTCTGGAGCTTGAAGTGAAGATTGATGATTTCGAAATGGAATGATTCTTCGCAATGGAGAACTTTTAAGTTCTCAAAATGGAATAATGCGGTATCATTATTGTGAATTTAGCAAAAATGGGGAGAACTCGAAAAATGATGATTTGCCCACTGTGTGGAAGTGCCGCCCATACTCGCAGCAGTTTTCAGGTATCTTCATTGACCAAAGAGCGTTACAACCAGTGCCAGAACATTAACTGCAGCCATACTTTTGTTACTCATGAAACTTTTGTTCGTTCGATTGCAACGCCAAAAGAGTCAAATCCGGTTCAGCCGCATCCAATGAAATCAGGACAGGTGGCGCTCTCTCTTTGACGCTGCCGCCATTTTGTCGCCATCGTTAAAAAACAGTGCTTCTAACATCATGATTTTAAAGAGCATAAATTTCAGGCAACAAAAAACCCATCAACCTTGAACCGAAATGGCGGGGTTGATGGGCTCCACAAAATGGGGACATCAAAGAAAAGCAGTGGCACTAATTAAGACTGATGCCCTGCGGAAAAGTTCTGCGGTTGTGCAAAAAAATTTCATTTTCAGGGCAACTTCAGTTTTATCCTAATCCTGGCN